CTCAGGATACTACCAAGTAGTACCCCAAGCCCTCAAGGAGAGAGACAAAAACCATCAAACACTCTCTTATTAACATAATTCTAAAACCTATGCAACTGGGTATTACAGTTTACCAAAAGGACTCTTTTCATGTCGTTTGTCCTCGATATTTATAAACTCCTTGGTTTTACAATTATACATGGACTCATGTAGTTTAACCCCGTCTATCCAAATTTTATCTGTGACTTCTCCTTGTTTATTATAAGAAGTTACTTTGACCCCGTGTATCTTATCATTTGTCCTATTGTCTTGTACTCCATGTGTAGCCTTGTATACCTTGTTGTTCATTAGGTTCTCCTTAGGTTGACCTATTGTATTAGTAAAGACCTTCTTCTACTGTCTAATACTTTAAAGTAAGACTATAGTATATACTATATGTTACTATATAGAAATGAGTCCTACTTCAATTCAAATATGAGTTTACCCTTTATTTTCATACGTTTGCAATGTCTTCTTCTTTGTAAACAAAATTACTATAGCTCCCTTCTTCTATCTTTTTTCTCAAAACCTTTCGGGAACTAAAGTTAACTAGTTTATAATCTGTAACTTCTTGTTTTTGCCTATTGAAAGTACCTTGAGGATGAGTATCAGCTAATAACTCTCCGTTTAACTCTATGTGTATGATCGACTTAAAGCAGTTATTACACCAAACCTGTAGTCCTCTTACAGTAAAACCTACGTCTAAATTAGATTTATCCCTATTGTTGCACTTGTCGCACCTTATGTATTCAGTTATACTTTCATCATTCAATAGGTTTCTAGCTGCTTTCCCTTTGTTTGGTGCATAACTTTTACGGTTTAATCTGAATTTCATGTCATTCTCCTTATGTAATATCCTCAGAGAGGCTCTGAGTAGCCATATAAGCCATTTTAAGGGCTTACCCTAAGCCACTATATAGGTTTTCTATATGATAGCCTAGAATCAGCTCTCAGAGGTCTACACAACATATCACTCCATAGTAGAAGTTACGAGCATTTTTCAAGTCAGTTTGAAATATAAGTAATTTAGCTCTATAATAGTTCCACTTTTCTTCTTCTTTTTTCCATACTCTGAAATCATCACAATAACTATGGTATTTATCTAGTTTTGATCTTAGTTTGGCTAGTTCTTCTAACATAGGTTTAATCCTTTCATTATGTGAGAAATAACATCGACAGTCCATCCATTACCTAGAGAATGGTAACGTCTAGTATTACTAATCTTTTTATATGTACCATCTACTTCTGCACCATGAGCAGTATAATCCATAGGCACAGTCTGAAGAGCTTCACACTCTCTTGGTGTAAGCTTACGCCACTTTAGAGGTGGAACATATACTTTAGGCTCTCTATGTCCTCCTCCACAGGTGGTCAATGTAGGTGCTTTACCTTCTGGACTATAGACTCTTCTTATAGACTCATAGCCTTTTATATCAGCTTCTCCTACCTGTAAACACCTATTGAATACTAATTGTCTTCGATGCTTTTCAAAGTATGATTTTAAGTTTCCACCTTTGAAATAGTTTGCATCAATACAATGTGATTTATCTCTATCGGTATAACCATTTTCTAATATATCTTTTAATAAGATACCTTTATCTTGATACTCAGGAATATCAAAATTACAAAAATAATACCTTTGTCTATTCTGAGCACTAAAATTAGATGAATTAATCATAATACCCTTAACACCTAATAAATCTTCCATAATCTTTAGGTTTTCTTTTTTCATCTTGACTTGCTCTACAATGAACTTTGGCTTAACTCCAAACCTCTTTTCTTGATTCTCTAAGCACTTTATCATTTTAAAGAATAAGCTTGATCTAGTACCCTTAGCAAAGCCTTTTTGATGTCCTGAAAATGAGAGATCTTGACAGGGTGCGCCACATAGTATAAGTGATAATTTTGGTAAATCATTAAAGTTAATTTTAGTTACGTCACCTAGTTCTGTGTTATGCCAGTTACACCTTGAAATAGCACTTGCATACTTGTCTATTTCGCTTGTGAAATACTGTTTAACCTTGATGTTAGCTCTTTGTAGAGCTATTCTCCCACAGCTAATACCATCAAACATGCTGAAAACTGTTATTCCTTTATCCATTTTAGATAGCCTCCATTTGATGAGTTAAGTAGTACAATTCAACGCATGATGGATGATCAAAGTATAAATCTTGATCGCAATTTGAATTGAAATAATAAGATTGCTCGGAGTCTATCATTGAACAGCATTGATCACATAACTCAGATTTACCATTTGGTAATGTATCATAGTCTAATTTAATGTCTTTCATGTTTTTACCTCTCCCAAAAGGTTTAAAGACTCATTAATAATATTATGATAATACCTAAAAAAATAAATAATAGTGTCGAACCTACGATATCAATTATTGTCATTTTGTTTTATCCTTGTTAAATTCAAAAGTAGTTTCTTTTTTATTTTCTTTTATTCTAGTCAATAATATATCCATAAATTTTTCATTTAAGGATAACCCTCTACCTGATATATTTGCTACAACTAAAGCATTTTTTAATCTACTTAAAACATCATCAGCTATAATAACTTTAATTTCTTTCATGGTTTTATTGCCTTTAAATATTTAGTTTTATATTCATTCCAATTAATCTTTTCATCAAATCCTGTTTCAACATATAAACTATTATTAATTATATGGGTATGATCTGTTTTAACAAACTTTTGGAGTTTATTACCTTGTTTAATAATACTTTTAATAGTCCCTTCTAGTCTATGACATTTTCTAGCATAATCAGATATATACCACGTTACATTGATATGGTCAATCATTTTGTTTTATCCTTTCTACTTTATAAGTTTATCAAATTCTTTAGGAGTTAAAACTATATCATCATCGTGTTGAGGCTTCCAGACTAATCTTAAATCTTTTTTAAAATACTTAGGAATAACTTTTAATGCTTCTTGTTTATCTTCAAATGATAATGCTTTGTTTCCAATAGATAACACTCTGTCATTTTCGTCTACGATTAGATACATTTTGTTTTATCCTTTGTTAATTAATGGAAGTTATAAGCTATTACTTTATCAGTATGCCAACAGGCCCGACAATCACCACATTTCTTTCTTTCTTCGTTATCTGATCTACCTACCGGACAAACATAAACTTTATTAGGATTAACTTTTTGTCCTTTTTGAATAACAGTAGCACCATGTAGACTATTGTATTCACCTTTTGTTGAATCGCTTGAATATCTTACTTTTACATTAGGTAAAGACTCTAGTTTTTCCCATAAGTCATTGTCAAGTATTTCACGGGCTTTTGTTGGTATCCAATGGTTGATATGTGGTGTTGATTCACATATTTTATAGATTTCAAATAAGAAATCATTGTCGAATACGTCTCCACTATCGAACCACCTAAAATAATCATTTTTCTCTTTGTTTAATAAAGACAACATTTCACTTACAAAGGTATGCAATTCGTTGACTACTGATAACCTATTGTTTTCCCTTAATGATTTTGCAGACCTCCATTGATACGAACCTTTCATAGCATAGCAGGACTTACAAACGTCTTTAACTTTACCGCTTGAATCTTTAGCACCTAAGCAAGTTTTGAAAGCAGGTAAAGCAAAAGACTTACAAGGCATTTTACTTGTTTTCGATAGTTTAATCATTTTGTTTTCTCCTTTGTTAAGTTAATTCTCTAATTTAGTTTTATCATAGTCAAAATAATCTGTAAACGCCCCATTATTACAATTACTGCAATTATAATAAAACCAGACTCTACTATCATCGGCCCAGCCCCATTCGAATAAAACTATCTCGTTTTTATTACAATTTCTACATTCTTCATAGCATTGTCTATCGTCTTGATTCATTTTGTTTCTCCTTTGTTAAATTAATGTAATTCAAGGTTAGAATTAACCTTATAAAGCCTACCAGAATTATCTGATAAGCTCTAAAGATTAACTAAAGTTAGTGGATTACATCACCCTTGTAATCGTGATCGTATGACTCTTTATAGGGCGCACGAGCTATAAGAATATCTTCATGCACATATTTGATAGACTCAATTAATGATTTTTTGCTTCTATAACCAGAACACCATGAATACCAAACATTCCCATCATTGAAATACAAATCAGCTTGCCATTGTTTAGTAACCCCATTAAATGGGTCTTTCCTGATTACTGCCCGATCTACTAAATTTTTAATTTCTTCTTTTTTCATTTTGTTTTCTCCTTTGGTTAAATTAGTATAATTCAAGGTTAGAATTAACCTTATAAAGCCTATCAACCGGAGTTGATAAGCTCTAAAGATTAACTACTCTTTTGCAATCTACCCGTATTTTTTAAAGTACAACATTTTTGAATAAAATCTTCAATAGCATCAAATTGTTTTTGTATTTTGACATTATCATCTATTAAAGAAGCTGAAATATTAACATCTGCTTCTTGTAATGCTTCTAATAAACAAACAAACTTTTCATTTGCTAAATCATACTTTAATATTAATGATTCGGGAATTTTAAAACTTGAATTAACAATTTGGAATGTCATTTTGTTTTCTCCTTTTTATTTTTAATAAATTCAGCTAGTTCGGGCAAATAATCAGGCATTTCATGTCGTACAATATCTATTACTGCCCAGCTATACATTAACCATTCTGCAATATCTTGTATATCTTTTTTTGATACTTTAGAACCCACATTCTTTTTATATTCTTTAGCGAACCATTCAAAATGTGGTTTTAGATCATCGTTTGGCATTTTGTTTCTCTCCTTGTTAAATTAATGTTGCGCCTGTTTTCTCAAAAAATAGGAAATAAGTCAAGAATAAAAAAAATAAATATGAATAAAAGTGGATTATTAATAAAAATTAATTTAAGGAATAAGTCCCACCCAGGCTAACTTATTGTAAACAAAGGGTTTGAGCTGATTAGCAAATGACAGTTAATGCAGACTATAAGACAGACTACAAGTGATAATGTAAAAATAAAAAAATTAATTCTATATGATCACCCCACAAGACAGCAACAGGCCACAAGACAGCAACAGGCCCACAAAATGAAAACATAATGACCACACCAGCCAGCCCAATGATGACCTTGAGTTTTCATAAGGTTTTTTTTGTGTTGACCTAATGAATATATAATGATCGATGGGGGGAAATTTCGATTTCGTGCGTTTAGTATACCCCCTCAGATTTTTGTACTAAATTATTCTAAGGGAGCACACTAAGTCCACCTAATACGTCCTAAGCTTCACAGGTTTCTGCTTGGGAGGCTTACGTCTTACCTGTGGTTTAGGCTTAGGATTCTTGTATCCTTTAAGTTTAGGCATATTACAGTCCTTTGTGGTTCCTTATTTCACCTTTAGCAGAATCATAAGGTAATCTAGTTGATAATTTAGTTACACCTTGGTTTTTTAGGGTCATACCCCGTGTATCTTTGGGACTAGGGACACCATTACGTCTCCCAAGGCTCGTATTGAACCCCGAATTCCCTACGTCTCCTGATAGTTTCTTTGCGTTCATTTTTTAACTCCTTTATTTTAATAATTTTAGGTACTCGTTTTACTCTATACTGTGGTTTATGCACATGATAATTCTTTTTATCTTGTATATTCATTGGGATAAACTAAGCTCCAAGTTCCACATTGGTTTAACCAAGTTGGTTTACTTACAGGTATATTAATCATACCCTGAAGGAGGGTATCTTCCTTTTCTTCTTTCATAGGGTTCATCCCAAGGGATTGATCCTCTTGGTTTGTTGTGTTTACGTCTGTCATAATCTCTAAGCTCATGTTTATACTGATTTAATTCTTGTGTAAGTAGTTCTATTTTAGCATCTTTCATAATACAAGCAGTACAAGAATCAACATAGTGCTTCATTAAGTTCCTTTCATTCTAAAAGGTACACAGCCTAAATTTATTCCTTCTGGTAAAGATTCTTCTTTTGTAATAGTTTGTATACGTTGTATACACTCTTGTTCGCTGTGAAAGGTTTGCCCTATCTCAGCTTTATGCACAGATATAGGATCACCCCCTAGGTAGACTACCATTAATAACCAAAGCATTATTTAACTTTTACTACAGCAGCTCCAGGCCAATTACTTCTAGCTCTTGCTAAAGCATGACCTTGATTCATCCCTTTTACTTCATCTCTATGTGTACTACCATCTTTAAATTTAACTTTTACTTTAATAGTAGTTTTATATTTTTGTTCCTGAAAATCTTTACCTTTTTCACTAATAGGAACTTTACGACTTCGTTTACCTTTGCCACTACGAGGATTCTTAGGTTTAGCTTTACTGCCTCCAATATTCAACCCACTAAACCTATTAGGATTAAGGGCAAAATCTCCTCCACCTGGCCCAACTTTGCGTTTCATAGTCATAATTTTACCTTGCTTGAGTCCATACTGACTCATCTATATTAGTTTCAGTTACAGTATTCATAAAGTTCATTATGCCATTCATAAACTCCTCTTGTTGTCGCTCTTTGTAAGCCGCGTGTTCATCTTGGGCCATCTGTTCCCACCAATATTGAACACCCATAGCCAGAACATCAAGCCTATCATCATACTGGAGAGACCCCTTGTCTCTCGTTAAGCGTGTCATCTGGTAAAACAATTGTCTCCTAGGTTCTTCTTTGGACTCTTCATAGTCCCTTTCTACTTCTCTTCTATCAATTACAAGCCTGTGTTGGTTCATAACAGGCTCTAAAGCATCTATAATCCTAGCTTCCTTCTGCTTACTGTGCTTAATCTCTTCGACAGTACAGCGGTGATATTTGAATAGGACGGGCTTAAATATCTCAGTATACATCCCGTCCCCAAAGTTAGCCTCAATTTCAACGAGGTTGACTTTGTGTTTCTGAGCAATCTTAGCCAGCTTCGTAAGAGTGAAGTTGTCATACCCACCTTTAAATCCTCCTACTTCTACTACAAAGATTTTACCATGTAAAAGTTTAGTAACTACATATCCTGTCTCATCCTGTCCTCTACCACTAGGATCAATGTGCATAGCAGCACCAGTATAGGTAAAATAGTCCTGTGAGACGTGCATAGGCTTATAGAAGTAGTCTCCTGTAAGTCCTACAGCTGGTAAATCTAGTAAATCATCTTTACCATATAATACTTCTCCTGGCCCTTTCTCTGTACTTAAAGGTATTACAATAAGATCAGCTAGTTTTAATGGATATCTCTGGTCATCTTCACCAGAAGTATCCAACATAAACTGTAGTGCAAACCCTGATTTACCATAAGATGCCTCTCGTTCAGTTAAATCAAGGCTGTCAAACCTCAATGGGTCTGTAGGCTCCTGAGGTTCGATCTGAAGGGACTTTATAAAAGGTGATAGTCGGTGTGCATAGAACTCTTTTAAACGACTATCGGGCATCCTGGCGGGCCAAATTCTACATTCGTACCCTCTATCTTGTAATCCTGCATATAATGACTCTTCGACCTGTGGTGTACCCAAGTATATAATACGTCCAACCTTAGGCATCACCACAGCATCGAATTCTTTTACTACTTCACCCAACTTATCTCTCATTACTTGGGTTAAAGCATTGGATAATACTTCAACGTCATCAGCAATAATAAAGTGAGCACGAGACCCTACAATCTGTCCAGTAATACCTACAGACTTAACTGAAGGTGCGTGAGCAGCTCTACTTGGAGCGACATCAAAAGCAACATTAGAGTTCCTCTGTTCTTCTCTAGCTCTTAAGTGCTGAAGAATAGGCATCTCATGGATGATACGTTTGGTAAAAGTAGAGAAATCGTCTGCCCTTTGTTTAGATGCAGATATAACCAGAAACTTTAATTGTGGATCACATAGTAACTTCCATACCACAAAAGCAGAAGTAATCCAAGATTTACCCACACCTCTGAAGGCTTGGATAATAAGTCTCTTAGGCCCACCTTGGAGATACTCAGCGATATCATATTGTATAGGAGTAGGAGGAGGTAGAGCAAGGTGCTTCCAAGCAATATATAGAAAATTACGGAAATCACCTTTAATTTGGTCTAGCTGATTTACTTGGGGTTTCATCAAAAGGTAACTCCTCTACTAGTCCTTTTATGTCTTCATTATTAGCACCAAGACACTCAATATTATTGTCTCGTAGAAATTGCCTTGCAACATTAAGGACTGATGCAGGAGCCGATACTTGTTCAATAGTGCCATCTTTAGATACCGTAGTTACACCATTAAGAAGTTGATCTTTAAGTGTTCTAGCGATAATCCCATGTAGATCACCAAGGTCTTTAACAGTTCCATTACTCATTTTTTACATACCTCACTATAGAGATCATTATTTCTAGCTACTTTAGCTATATCTTTTACTACTACACCAGGTGGACTATTCTTAGTTATCCACTCTTTAGTCTCAGCACTAAACTCTACTGGCTCATACCACAGACATTCTTTAGAGTAGTATGAGTCAGCATTGTATAGTCCTAACCCAAAGTTAGCTGTAGGTGCAATCATTTCTGGCAGTACACTACACCCCGTTAAGAACGTCAGGTAAACCAGTACGATCTTTAACTTCAGCTTTTGCTTTGTCAAGTTCATCTTCTACTTCTTGTAATGCAGCCATCCCTTTAGGATGATTGACGTTATTAAATATGTTACCAGCTAACCAGTTAAAGATAGGCCAGAGTTTACCTAAGACAGGTATCTTGTTAACAAACCTGTCAGGCAAAGCTCCAGTTAAAGCTGTAAACATCAATACTATTTCTCCTGCTATCTGAAACCACCCTTGATTCATAAACGCTTCCATTGTATTACTCCTTAATTAGGTGTACAGATAAAGTATGCTAAACACCATCCTACTACTACCATCATTGCCATAGTCCAAGGAAATCTATTTAGTACGTCCATATTAGTCACAATTTCTATCCATTATATGTACATTAATAATTAGAGATAAAGGTATAGACCCATATCCCTTGTATTTTCCTGTCTCACTCATATCTTTATTATAGCCTATAACTAGATGATCATTAGATACACCCATAAGAAAACCACAGGACTCATAGACAGCCCTTTGTATATCTAAGTCAGTTATAGTTGCTTCTTCTGCATTATCATAAGGATCAAACCATTCTACTAATATTAACCGATTAAAATTACTTTTAGATGTAATAATATCATTAATCAGTTTAGCATTAGTCTTACAGCTAGTCATTTCTTATTTCCTAATAAATGTTGAAGAATTATATTTAAGTCTTGTCGAATAGGAGCTAATTGTGTTTCAAGATGAGCACGATCAACTTGTTTAGCCTCAAGTTTATCTATACGTTCATGGGCTATGTCAATAGACCGGAACAACCTTTTGAAAATCCATAATCCTACTGCAAGTAGACCACTGGTTACAGCTAGGTATATCTCATTAATTTTGTCCACTTACTTTCCTTTTTTTGGAGGATTAGAAGTATCTTCATTTACAATTCTAACATCTGTTACTTTATCTTCTTTAGATCGTTCCAACTCATTAGCTCTAGTATGTAAAGCAGCAATATCAGTTTTATATTCTTGTCTAGGTACAGTAGTATATTGCAACTCGTCTATCCTTCTGTCAGTCTCATGTATCAAATTAGAATGTTTACCTACAGCTGAGTTATCTGCTTTTTCCTTTTCAAGAGCATCCACTTTAGCTGTAATACGGTTAATAAAGAACCAACCTATAGCTACAAATAAAGCCCATGCTGACTCTAGTATTTTTTCCATTATTTCAAAAAGTGCTCCAAAGTAAACTCTTTGTAGGTTGTAGGTTTCCTATCACTATCCATTAAACTAAGGTATACTAGAACACTTATTAAAAAGGAAATTAAAATAATTACAATAAAGTTTAGTATTGTTTTCATTCATTGTAGTTTAATTTGCACCCATTACCCATAAATAAAATCCATATCCCATAATTAAAACTGATAATATAATAGCTATATTTTTCATAATTTTATTTCTTTTCTACCATTCCCCAATTAATGCAGAAATATGCGAATCTATCAATTTCCAATTTTTAGCATCTTCATCCCATCGATAATGTTTATCATCATCAGGTCGAATAATAGGTGCATTCCATTGACAAGTTTCTTCGTTTAATATCCAAGAAGGATAAGGTTTAGGAGCTATAAATGCATCTCTTATTGTGTCGTATGTATATCCGATACCAGCGTAGTTTTTACGGAGAGCAACACCTCCATCAGGAGTGTTAGAATTAGGAGCGTAGTGGACTCCACCTCTAGTATTATAACTAGTTTGCACCCATTGATCTGGATCACCCAATTTACCAGTATTAATATAATCTTGGTCAACAACCTGAACTGTTACAACAATTCCATCAATTACTTTTGCAAAATGACTCATGGTTTATTCCTTATTCCTTATTGAAATTTGTAACGGATAATAACAATCCCTGAACCGCCCGCAAAGCCAGTGCTAGGGCCAGTGCCACCATCTCCGCCCATCCCAGTATTGGCTGTTCCAGCATAAGATGCCG